CCCGAGTTTAGTCGATTGGCTGTTCACCCCATGATCTTATAGTACTATAAAGATCATAGGGTGTAGCTCTATAGTGGCCATCAGTCTCTGCTCTTTTGAAGAGCGAAAAGAGACCAAGGCTACTATCGGTGGACTCTCTATATCTTAACTTCAACCTATAAAGCATTAATGCTTTAGTCGGATAAAAGTTCGGATAATGAGATTTATTAGAAATGAAAGAAACTCTAAAACCATTTCTAATATCAGACCCAAGGAGTATCCCATCGCCAGGTTCGATGCCAACGGCTATGTTGTTGAATAACCGTGGATCTAACCGAGCGTGGGCACGATGAACACTTCGTAGAAGTATTTCGTCAGGGTAAACATCACCACCCCGACGAGTACTACTGCGATAGAGTCCATTAGCCAAGCGAATAATTTCTGCATCATTGCTTGGTAACTCCTTTAAAAAGTATGGTCTTACGTTCACACCATTAAAGTAATCAGAGCCACAGCTTTCCCTAAAAGTCGTAGTAGAACCAAACGACTTTTTCAGATTAGTTGTGAAACCGAACAGCTTTAATGAGCTAACTACGTTTTCAAAGTGTTTTGTTTCTACGATTATATCGTCCCCGTAAACGGAGACGTTAGAACCTTTCGAAACAGCCTTTGCGATAGCATAAAAGATAAGTGTCTCTAGCTCAAAAGTAAAACCGTTACCCATGGACGAGAACCTTTTAAGAGGTATCCAATCCAGATGGTGACGATTTAAATGAGAGTTTAGAGCTTTACCCTGAATGAATCGAGTACGTAGTGCGCTGAGTGCATTATACCAGTGTTTAGGCAGCAGTACCGCTACGACACCGGAAGAAATCAAATCGGACGCATTGGATAGATCGATCGTGGAGTATTTACCACTTCGACTTCCAAAACGTGCCAAATTTTGATTTCTAGATTGATCTGAAAGATCGATTCCGTTAGCTAATAACTTTCTTCTAATAACTTGGCCAAAACCAAGTTGTAGGAATAAGTTAACAGCTGGCTGGATTTCGATATTACGATCCGTCTTTGCACTCTTGGGGACTAAACTATGTTTGCCTCCATTTACCACCTTACCTCTTACAGGAAATTTACCCCCGTAAGATAGCGAATCACCCCAACCTTCAAATTCCGCGAGGAACGAAGGGAAGAGCTTTTCCAGATTAGGTGTTAAACCTTGATCTGAAGATAGCTTAATGTAGTCGTCTTGGCTATGGGGTACAAAGGCTACTGTACCCGGCCCAAAACGCGCACACTCAAGTACCTCGTCGAGATCGTAATCTCCTAAAATTTCAGAGATTATAGATCTGGCCTTATCGAGTAAATTTTCGAAAGAAGGCGTAAGTTCGATCTTGCCCACATCATAAAGCCGCCAGAAATCATTCTGTTCAGAGCAAACTTCTTCGCAATGAACAAAAGTTTCTAGAGCTTTCTGTTTGGGATCCAAACCAGGGAGTTTAACCCTTAGCTTGGATAAGAACTTACAGGCTTGTGCATCATAAGCAAAAGTTTCGGAATCTATGTAGTTATGCGGATCAATCGAATGATCTAGCATGCTTGCATAGTCTCCGTACTTAGCGCAGATGTACAAACCCAATGACGTGGGAGAATTGATGTCCTCCCACATTCGACGGGCTAAATTGAGAGCAAACTTAAAAGTGAAGCTTTTTCTCTTACCTAAAAGGTCAGAGTAGAGTTTCAAATCATCCTTAGATTTTCTGGACGATTTCGGCTGTGAAATTTTCATATCAGTCGGCCTTTAAGTTAAGTCTTACCAGGGAGTCTCGCCGTTGTCGACGGCCGCGGTAGTGATTGCATCACTAACGAGGGCAGCCAGACGCTTGCGGGTATCGAGGCGGTCGTTCGAACTCTGAGTTTTAACCAGGGTATAGTCGAAACGACCATAGGAAGTCTCGATGACTCCGGTAGTGGCGTTGAGAGTCGGGAAAGTAACAACCCCGGACACTTTGCGCTCCTTTGCGGTCTCAGAATAAGCGAGAGCGGCGGTCGGTTGCAAGGCAAGAACACCTTGCGTGCGATCGACGTACTTCGCATACTCGCCGGTCTTAACAACGATCGGCGCGTAGTTGACGTTAACGTCAGCATTATTCTTGAGAACGAGAGTTGCAGCAGATGCCATGATAAAGATCTTTCTGGCCATAAGCCAAAATAGGGTTAAGCTAGACTCTTACGATATTGTAAGTTTATCGACGCTTAAAGCCCTGAACCAGTAGCGCTATCGCGTCTACTGTGCGCTTCGGGTTAAGCTCAAACTGTAGTTTGGGCAGAACTGTTGGCGGTGATAAACCGACCTCTCGGATGACCTCCCAACGCCTACGAGAGCTAATTGTCGAAGGATTGACAATAGCCCAAGTATAAGCAGAAGGATTAGGATATCCGACGATGTCAGCACTACCAGCGCAATAACTGTCGACGAAAAATGCTCGTGAACTCGCAACAACCTGCTTACCCTGCCATGCGTCAAATTGGGCCAAAACATCGCTGATGTTTATGAACCAATCTGCAACAAATGACAGAGGTAAAAGCTCCCAAGCAATAAGCAAGGGATTGGTCAAACCGAGTTCTGTAGCTGAGCTGAGTGACGGATTGTGGCAGGTATAGTAATATACCGATTTCATCTTGACCGTGGTAGACACCTTCGTCCTACGTTGTAGGAGAAGGCCGCCTAACACTAAGCCAGTATGATTATCCACGCTCTGTATACCCTGATCAAGTACATTCGACAGCGGTAATTCTTCACCGGACACATAGCTAATTCGTCTAACTGGCTCTCTGCCTTTCATACGGTCGTACTGACGCTTCATCTCTCCATAAAGAGAGTAATAAAGCGGAGTCCAACCATAACGAAAAGCAAGCCAGTTATCTGAAACTGAGGCGTGTTTGTTAACGCCCTTAGGGACTTTCTTAAGCCCTAGCTTTTGTGCTGCTTTTGAGAAATTGAAGCGTCTCACATCACGCATTGCACCAGCGATAGTACGGGCAGTACTCGCGAACATCTTTTTAGTCTTACGACCCTCATAAAGAGTTTCGAAAAGACTATAATATTGTTCGCGCGCTTTCCCGTTTATCTTTGTTGCATGCAATGCGATTTGTGATTCGCGTGCACTAGTGACTCGCGGAGATGAAGATGTCTCGCAGCCAAGAGTGCTAGGCTCACACTGGGCAAATACACGACCAAAATGCCAGTTTGCAGGGTTTGCTTTCTCGGTAATCCGATAGGTAAACGGTGCAATCTGACTGGCGTCGTATCCCGCCGCAGCATAAGGGTATTGAGGCATATAACCATTTTGTGCTGCAAACACATAACGGTTTTTATCCCTCCACCCAATATGCTGGTTACGTTTAGTAGCGGTATATGAGTAATCATATGTCGCTTGCTGATATCCACTGCTGACAATGACCTTTGTTTGATAGGTCAATGTCGGCTGGTAGAGAGCAGCATAAGTAAACGCTGTGGCCATTTCTCAGCCATCCATAGAAGGATGGTCATCTTCGAGTTTGAAATCGAACCCGACAATCCCACACAGTATTTCAATAAGAACTAAGGGTGTTACTCCTTTGTTCATAATGAAAGAACACGTAAGTAGAAATATTTCTTCCGGGGATACACTCCCGTCAGAAAGTACTTTACTTAGTGTGGCAGAAAAGTCATCGATACGATCCATCATAAGCTCCTTATTAAGGTAAGCCCATGATGGGCTCGAAGATACCCTACAACGTAGGGAACAAAGTAACCC